AACCACAATTGATTATCTTCAACTGGACATAGAACCAGCAAGAAATACTTATGAATGTATGTTAAAAATACCATTCGATAAGTATAAATTTGCAGTCATAACTTATGAACACGATTATTATATCGATGTGACTAGATTATATCGTCAAAAATCTAGAGATTTCTTAAAAAGTAAAGGATATGTTTTAGTTGTTAATGATATATCTCCAGATGGAATTTCGTCATTTGAAGATTGGTGGGTTCATCCTGATTTAGTGGATGAGAAAATTATTAATATTATGAAAGATAAAAATGAAAATACAAAAAATGCAGAAGACTATATTTTTTGTAATAAATTTTATTCCGAATTTGGAACTGACGAATATCTGCGTGGAAATTTTTTCCCAGACTTAGGTTATAAGGGAGTAATGGTTGAAGTTGGTGCAGGACCTCAAGAATTTATAAGCAACTCGAAACATTTTAGAAATTATGGATGGAGAACAATTGCCGTTGAACCTAATCCAAAGTTTGTAAAACAGCATAGAGATAATAATAGTGAAGTGTATCAGTATGCTTGTTCTAATGAAGAGAAAGAAACAACTTTTACTATCAATTACAATAACGATCATTGGTACTCTCAAGAAAATGATGGGGTGAGTTTTTCTTCACTAGGAATAAAGTATGATAATGTTCCGGAACATAATACTCAAGAAGTTATTGAAGTACAGACAATTAAACTGAATACCTTATTGGATAAAATAGACGTAAGTAGTATTGATATATTATCAATAGATACTGAGGGTTGGGAACTTGAAGTTATGATGGGATTTGACCAAGAAAAATACCTTCCGAAGGTAATTGTATTGGAAAATTTTCAAAATAATTTAAATTATGAACCTTTTATGAAGGATAGAAATTATATAAAACATTCTCAACTTGGATATAATGAAATTTATGTGAGGGAAAAATTGACTTCGGGAGAAATTGAAAAAAAAGAGAGTGAAGTTATTTCTAATTCTCCAACTGCTCCAGAATTTGATTGGGGAAATCTTAATGAAGAATATGTACAATTATTTACGAATGAAAATTTTGTTCATAGAACATATGAAAAACATCAAGAGGTAAAACCTAATGACATCGTGTTTGATGTTGGAGCAAATTATGGATCATTTACTTATTCAATTTTAGATAAAAAACCCAAAGAAGTTTATTGTATTGAACCATCTAATACTGTTATAAATTTTTTACGAAAAAATGTTTCACACGGTCCAGTAACTTTCATTAATAAAGCAATTTCGGATAAAGAAGAAATAAAATCAATACCCGAAAATGGAGTTTATATATACGACCACGAAGGAAATTCATATTCTACAACTACATTTGAACAAATTATTAAAGAATATAATATTTCTAAAATTGATTTCTTAAAATTCGATTGTGAGGGTGGGGAGTATTCAATCTTTACGAAGGATAATTATGAATTCATTCGAAATAATGTTACAAATTTTGCCGGCGAATGGCATATCAATGACCATCAAAATGCCGTAGAACGATTTATTAAATTTCGTAATTTGTATTTGAATGATTGTTCAGATCTTCATGTATATGAGAGGAATGGTAAAGATGTAACTAAAGATATTTTTAATGATCAATACCTGTATGATTTTAGAGATTGGTGGAAATCTACGGCTCTTGGGCAGTTTATGATTTATTTTTCATATGGATCCACATCTAAGTTTAGTTTTATGACAAATAGAAAAAATACATCATGGATTGTAGATAATTTTTATGATAATCCCGATGAGATTCGTAAGTTTGCATTAGAACAAGAATTTGCCGAGGGTGGATTTGGTAGAGGTTTTATTGGAAGACGCACAGAACAGCAATTTTTATTTCCAAATCTCAAAGAAAAATTTGAAGAAATTATGGGAAGGAAAATATCTGCTTGGCAGGAACATGGAATGAACGGAAGGTTTCAAATTGCTTGGTCTGGAGAACCACTGGTTTATCACTGTGATAGTCAAAAGTGGGGTGGTATGTTATATCTTACTCCTAATGCACCTTATCAGTGCGGAACTACATTATATGCCCATAAGCAAACTAGAGCACGAACTTATTTTGAAGAAGGTTGGGATGCTGCCTGGAAAAATATTCCCGGAGAATGTCATTTAGATGGAACTCCTTGGGAACCCGTGGATGTTCTTGGAAATGTTTATAATCGTCTTGTGATATTTGATGCCAGTGCTATTCATAGTGCTTCTCAATATTTTGGTACTGTGAAGGAAAATGCAAGATTATGGCAAATGTTTTTCTTCGATACGGAGGATTGATAATGAAAGATAAATTAACTAATTTTCCACCAGTTTATTATATTTCTTTAAGTGATTATATTGATAGGCAGCAATCATTTGAAAATCAATTTCTTTTAAATGGAATTGAAAATGTAAAAATGATTGAAGCATATGATGGTAGAAAAATTAATTATTGTATAGAAAATGATACTGTTGATGGGGTTCATTTTCATCAAATGGACTCTGGTGGAATTGCAGCAGCAATTTCACATTTAAAAGCAATTGAAGAGTGGTATAATAGTTCAGATTCTGAGTATGCAATCTTCTTTGAAGATGATATGGCAATACAATCCGCAGATGATTGGAATTTTACTTGGCAAGATTTTGCAAGTGCCCTACCAAAAAATTGGAAAACAATTCAATTATCTTTAATTAAGGAACATGGGATTGAAGATAATGATATGAAATTGAATCAACGGGAATGGTGGAATTGGTCTGCCGGATCATATTTAATCAGAAGAAATTATGCTAAAGAATTAATTGAATATTTTTATCAAGAAAATAAATATTATCTAAAAATCAAAGATTATGATGTAATTCCTTGTATAGAGTATTGTTTATTTTCATTAGCAAATGTAGATGCATATACAATTCCTTTATTTTATGAAAATACAAACTTTGTATCAACTTTTTATCAGCATTTTATTCAACAAACTCACAAAGGGTCTCAAATTGATTCTTCCAATTATGTAAAATATTGGTGGAAAATAAAAGGTCGAGATAAAAATTTAGATGATTTTAATCTAAAAGTATTAACTCCTTGCAATACGATTAATCATATATGTCAAAACCCAGAATTTGGAGAAGAGTGGTTTTCTTATCCAGATTTATACAAGTCTATGGTTGAAAAATTTCCTTCTGGTAGTAAATTCGTGGAAGTTGGTTCATGGAAGGGAAAATCTTCTGCATATATGGCAGTAGAAATTGCAAATTCATGTAAAGAAATTGATTTTTACTGTGTAGATACTTGGGAAGGAAGTATTGAGAACAAAGGAATGGAAGAGTTATCTAGACTCTATGATATATTCTTGAGTAATATGAAACCAGTTGAATCTTATTACACGCCATTAAAAATGAAATCATTAGATGCAGTATCTAGATTCGGTGATCATTCATTGGATTTTGTCTTTATAGATGCTTCTCATGAATATGAAGATGTAAAAGCAGATATTATTGCTTGGTTACCTAAAATTAAACCTGGTGGAATACTTGCCGGGCATGATTATTATATCGATGACTTTGATTATTATCCAGGAGTTAAGCAGGCAGTAAATGAAGAATTTTCTGAATTCGAGGCAAAGTATAATTGCTGGATTTTTCAAGTCCCTAATGAGATTACTATGAGTGAAAAATTAAAAAACTTTCCATCAGTAAATTTTATAAGTATTGAGGAATCTCAAGATAGAAGAAATATTCTTTATGAAATGTTTGAACAATATAAAATTTCTGATGTAACACCTCATATTTACAAAAGATATAGTGATGAAGATCATAAAATTATTGAAGGACCTTTAATCAATGATACTGGTAAAGGTGTAGTTACATCACATCTAAAAGCAATTAGAGAATGGTATGAAAGTACAGATGAAGAATATACATTCATTTGCGAAGATGACTTTTCTTTTGATAGCGTAAAATATTGGAATTTTACCTGGCAAGATTTTTTCAATTCTTTGCCACAAGACTGGAATCTCATTCAATTATGTTTAATCCGGGAAGATATGTTTTGCTTCTTTAATCCAGAAGTTAAATTGAGAAACAGATGTTGGTGTGATTGGTCTGCTTGTGCTTATCTAATCAGTAGAAAACATGCAGAAAATTTAATAAAAAATTACTATACAGAAGATTTTATTCATTTAGAATATAAAGGAACTGATAAAGAACTTAGGGAAAAAGAGAGGAATTCTTATTGGTTTCTTTTTCCTCATGTGGAAAATATAGTTTATTCTTCTTTTGAAGGAGGAATTTATACTTTTCCATTATTTGTTGAAAATGTTTCTTTTAAGTCTACTTGGAGTGGGAGGGATGATAATTGGTTAAATGTAAAATCTCGTGACGAAATTATGAATTGGTGGGAGACAAAGGGGCAAAATAAAAATTTAAATGAGTTAAAATTGCAAACATAGTTAAATACTTTTTTACATAACACAAATATGAACTTTACCGTATATTCAAAGGATGATTGTCCATATTGCTACAAGATTAAAACTGTTTTGGAGTTGACAAATAATAACTTCGTGGTGTATAATCTTAACAAGGACTTCACCAGAGAAGAGTTCTATGCCGAGTTTGGTGAAGGTTCTACATTTCCACAGGTTATTTGTGACGACAAGAGATTGGGCGGTTGCACTGACACCGTTAAGTTTCTGAAGGAACAACAAATGGTATAATGTCAGACATAAATAATGATATAACACCGAACCGTGGTGTAGAACTTATACTTACTGGAGGAAAAAGAAAACAACCTAAACTTTTTCATCTTATATTTGAGAAGATGATTTCCTGTTTCAAACGAGAAATAACCATCTATCTTGAATTTTCGATAAAGTCAAGGAAAGTCGAGTAGTTTCCCAGGAGAAAAAAAATGTTGGCAACTAGTTTAGTTATAGGTTCATTCTTAACCGTACTATTTTTTATAATGGGTCTCATGTTGGGTTGGGTCGGCAGAGAATATATGATGACTCATCAGGAAGGACCAAAGCAAATTGCCTATCATCCAGAGTTTTATAATAAGGACGGAGATCTTATTGACGAAGAAATCGTTTCCGTAAGATTTGAACCAGGATACTTTGATGGTATTGATGATGAGGATGATGATGAAGAAGAATAAACTCTAAATATCATTAAGATTATAATTACATATTAAACAATTATGACAGCGACAAAAACAAAAGCAAAAACAACCCCAGCGGTAAGTATTGATTTGCCAGCAAATCCTTTTACCTTTGAGGTTCTGAATTTAGTATCAAAGCAAAGAACCAATATTAAAAAAGTTGAGGTTCTACAAAAATATAATGACCCATCACTCAGGGCAATTTTTATCTGGAACTTTGATGAAAGTTTGACATCTGCTCTTCCAGTAGGTATTGTTCCTTATTCGAGTGTGGGAGAGCAGGGTTCATTTAGTGGAACCCTAAGTGAGAAGATTGATGATGCCGTGGGGAAAATGAGTGAAATTGGTTCTAATTCACTTGGTTCACAAGATCAAGGTTTTTCATCAATTCGTAAAGAATATTCAAAGTTTTATAATTTTATTAAGGGTGGAAATGATAGTCTGAGTTCTCTTCGTAGAGAAACGATGTTTATTAATGTTCTTCAGGGTCTTCATCCTTTAGAGGCAGAGATTCTGTGCTTGGTCAAAGATAAACAACTTGAGACGAAATACAAAATCACAAAAGAACTTGTTTCTCAGGCATACCCAGAAATTGTATGGGGAGGTCGTTCGTGAGTAAAACTGTAGTAGTAGAGGAAGAAATTATGCAGTGGACTCCAGAAGAAAAAAAAGAAACTTCCTCTCGTTACGGTTGTGAAATTCTTTTTGAACGTACTACTCTTGCTGAAGTAAAAGATCCTTCTCTACCAAATGATGCTTATCTAATTGTGTACCGTGTAAATGATGAGACTCACGTAGACTTATGTCGTGGAACTAGAGTTAAAATTTTTGATATGTACTATGATAAGTTTGGACCCGGATCTGTTCAAAAAATTGACTTTGGAT